TATGATTCTAGGACCGATATCACTTCCCGCAACAGACACTGATCGCCGCTGAGACAGCAACGCAAAGGCGGCCCTGAATAACGGAGCGTTGTTTCTACAGACGAAAGTTGCCCCTTCGGGTATTCTCTCGGGGCTAAGATCTTGCAATGTCTCATAGTGTCCACCGCCCTTGATCCATTTCATGTGAGGCACATGCCAGTGCACGGCCTTGACGATAGCTTCTGGACACCGAAACGAGATACTAAGCGGCATCTCAGTCATATTGAAGTGAGACTTGATCTTATCTACTCCGTTGGTTTCAGCACCCCGGAAAGCATAAATTGCCTGCCATCTGTCTCCCACCGCAACCATCCTACTTTCTCGCATCTTTGCGAGCATCGCATGGTTAGCCGGCGATAGGTCCTGCGACTCGTCGATGAAAACAGTGGGAAATCTTGGAAATGAACCGCCGAACAAAGCGGGCATGTATATTTGATCGTCAAAATCAATGCCCCCATCGTAAGCAGCTTTGATGCTAACGTGGAGGGCAGCATCAACGAGCGACCAACAGAAGGGCGAGAGCTTATCTTCGAGACGAATCTCGACGCCCCGACGGTCAGTAAGTCGTCTAACGTGATCGAATTTTCCTTCCGGGACGTAGCCAAGGTGCTTGCACATGTTGATGGTTTTGCAGATTTCGCCGTAGTTCTCCCACGCTTCGTCCTTGTCGTCACGATGTAGCTCCGAGATAAGTTGCTTGACGATCACTTGGGTCTTTGGGTTCTTAAGATCGATGACTAGCTTCTTGCCGATGGCCTTACCCCATACTCCATGTCCAAGGGAGTTAAGTGTTTGAACCTTGCAGTTGCCGGGCATCTTTTGCTCGGCTTCCTTAACGATTGACTTATTGAAGGCTAGATATAGGCAAGGATCACCCTTAGGAATAGTATCAACCATCATCTCGATAGTAGTGGTCTTTCCTGATCCAGCTAAGGCATTGACGAGTAGATTATCTTCGGTTTGCCGAAGCCGATCCAGGATTTGAACCTGCTCGTCAGTAGGCTTAGGTTTCTCTGCTTTGTTGAGCATTACAGCATCCTTTGGGTTCTACATTCACGTCGATATCGAAGAGCTCAGATGAGACAGAGTTCAGCATGTCAAAGAAGTTACATTCATAGTCAGTTTCATCGAAGTGGATACAGTTCTCGCATCTAACCTCTCGATCTACTAGGCCTGACTCGGTTGTGGTCACGATAGCTATGGTCTTTGTTTCTTCTGGCTGCGGAGGACCCCAAACGTAGAGGCCACATGACATAGTCCCAGTTACGTTTACGTGTGGGCCATGTATCACGCATCTGTTGTCGCCGGTCACCCAATCTCTGCAAGTGGCGCATTGTGCGAACTCAGGTGTGTTTGGCTCGGGGCTGAGGTATAGAAAGGCTTCGGCGCCTAGTTTGGGCATTGATTGCCTCCGTTAGGATATCGGCTAAGGTCAAAGCCGTTTGCATTGGCATCATGTCGACCCTGACCTTGGTCAATTTAAGACGGTTTGCTGCACTAATCCGAAGCGCTAAGTGTAAGGCAAATTCTTTTATTGCATCCTCCGCATCGCCAAGTGTGTCAGTACATGCTGGGTCTTCTTGAAGTTTTCGCTTACTTCTAGCCATGCTAATGAGTTCCTATCATCACCGTTTGCTTTGCGTAAATGGGCCATCATCGCACAGGCTTCCTGTGCCTTGCGAATGTGTTCCATTAGTTGGGAGTAGAGTTCACCTTCGGTTGGTACGCTCATATCCGTCTCCTGATTGGTGGAAGCATACGAGCTAACAAATCCCCCATGTCGATCTTGCGTTCGACCCTTTCGCCTCGGACTTCGAAGTGATCGGGCCAATCGGTGGGGATTTCAGTAGAAACGCTTGCGAAGTACCCTTGCCCAACATCACCTTCAAGTTCGGTTAAAGCCCACTTAAGATAGGGATATGCTCGATAACCCGAGTTAGTTATCCACATATCGGGTTCGATTTCCTCGGCACAGTCGAAGGAAGGTTGGCCTCGGACTTTATGAAGGATTAGGTATTGGGTCATTTGCATAACCTTTCAGCCATTTGTCGGCATTCGTCAGCCTTATCGGGCCGTTGCGGATACCAGTCTTCAAAGTTGTCCGCCAACTGGTTGAGGAAGGCGGCGGCCTCATTAAGCTTCACGTCGCAGAACTTCGCGGTAGTATCTGCGGTGTCCTTCCAATCATCGCGCTCGGCCCGCAGCCGCTCGATCTCGATCGCCTTCAAGTCGCTGGCCTGCCTCCAGGCAGCAACCTCTAGCTCAAGCTGCTCGATGTTGCTCATTCAGCCACCTTCTCATAGTTCTTCATGAAGTATTCCTTAGCGATCAGCCATTGATCCTCAGGCTTATCATGCCTGCGACATATCATGTCACCTTGTTCAGGTTCATGATTAGGTGGCAAGGTTACGCCATCGAGATCCTCACCCATTTCGTATGGCCGAATCTCGGTTATTGCCCTGGACTTGTAGAGTTTCCACATTAGATTAACCCCAATTCTCTGAGGATAGTCCTAGTAGCTATCCTCTGCTCCGCTGTGTATTGAATCTTTGGACGAGCTCTTTTAACCATTGCCGGATCGTAGGTGACCTTACTGATTTGCCATTGGGTAGGATCGCCTTTGGTCCCCAGTTGAGACGTGATATCTCGAGCCTTAGCCAAGACCAGAATCTTCGCCAAACCTTTTTCATTGTTAGCCACCTTAACAACATGCGCAGTATGCCCGTCGATTGCGGGCAGTTCAGCGAAGATATGATCGGAGTCGGACCAAATGCTAAAGGCCCAGGGAGGCTTGACGGTCATATTCGACGTCTCCATCCATTGAACTTTGGCTTAGGCAACAAATCCTCAGCCATTTTAGCTAAGCGATCATAGGCTTGAGCGACCTGCAACATTGTCTTTCTTGCTTCCTCAGCTTTCATTTCATCGGCGACGGCTCGAGCTTCCTCTGCTCGAAACCGCCAATGTTCCGGGTCGCTCAGCCAGGGTGTCATGCTGCTTTTCCACCTTTGATGACACGAAACCTCTTGCGAGAACCCATGCCATGTTTACCGACAACCACTTCCTCGCCAGTGGCATGAACGACAGCGACGACGTTGCAGAAACGTGGATATCGGGTTACGCCTCGAAGCCAATTCCAAACTGTGCCTTCACATACACAGTTGCCTGAGCCATAGGTTGCATCTCGACATATCCGAGCGATTGCTCTAGACATCGACAGGTTGTTAGTCGTGGCATAGATTTCGATGCATGTCCTTACGATGTCGATTACGGGATCATGGTCTTTGAAGTTATAACTCATATACGCATCCACGCTGGGCGTGGCTCCTTGGTTAGTAGTTGTCCTGCTTCGGAATGGTAGTAGTACCACCGGTGATTGTCCCAATCGAGGAACCATGGGGTGCTGATGCGGTCAGCCGCCGCAAACTCGGGGACCATTTGGCGATGACGACAAGTATCCCGATGACCAGCAGGACAGTCACACACATCTCTAGAAACGATATATGAGCTTTCCACATCGAGGTCATCCGTGAATTTGGTTACTCGTAAGCCTTCAGCGGTCATCTTGGCATTGTACAGGGTCATGGTTGAATAGGCCCCTTTGTAACAACACGAGGCATAGGTTCTTCACGGGGCAGGTATTGGCTAAGTCGTTTGGCTTCGGCTTCAAGCTGGAGCTTTGCATTATCGAGCATTCTGAGCAGTTCGTTGACCTTCTTGGCTCTGGCGGCCCCCTCTTTCCATACGTCACGTGACCAATCCTCGTTATCGGCCTTAACGTCCTCGCTAAGCATGAGCAGAAGTTCCACATTTGTTAGTCTATCAGCCATCATTCGATCTCCCTTACTGTACTTTCAGCGATGGAAAGGATTGGGAACTGAGTTCTGAACGTAAGACCCCAATCAATTGCTTGCTTCTTCATTTCAGCAAGCTTTTGATTGCTTAAGGGTTGCCAGGACCAGAACTTGGTGACGAACGCAATACCAGCAGGCGTCTTGCCATCAACATACCACTTACCACACAATGGCTCTTCCGGCTTAATCAGAAGATCTAATCCTGGTCCTGGCCGAGAACCGAGAATTGCATATGCTCGGTCCTCGTTTGACCTTGCGATTCTCGCTAAGCCCTTAACAATTGATTTAAGGTTCATCTGCTGGTTTCCATCTACCTTTCCCATTATACCTACCATTATACCACAAAATGGTCGACTTTTCAAGAACAAAATTCGTCGTCCGCTCAGAGATTTTGCCTGTTCTTAGGTGAAAACCTAATTCCGGGGAAAGATCATCAGGTGATTAGCTAGTTCAGATTCGTGTCAAGCATACAAACATTCGACGGTTTGCTGCTTAAGGGCCGGGATTCGCGACTTCGCTACATTTTCGAGCATCGAACGGAACAAAATGAGAACAAAGCGGGAACAAACCGTGACCGATATGCAAAAATGCATAGCTGCCATGCAAACAAACATGGATCGGTCACAATTTGGTCACAATTTCGCCACAATTCTATGGGAAGATATAGGGGTAAGCTGATAATCTATATGCACAACCACAGGTAGAACTCATGACCCCAGAACAACGCAAGATAGCACAGCAAGTCGTTCAAGCATTGGCAGAAACCATTAAGGAATGCCCCGATGGCGCACCATTGGGGCCTATGTATATGGCATTCCAGCAACGTGGAATGTCCTTGGAAGTATTCGAGCATCTCATCAACACGATGGTTAGCCTTGGCCTAATTGAGGTCAAGAACCATCAAGCTAAATGGATAGCTGGGAGCTTGCATTAGCCTGTGACCGGAGCCATCTACGGATGGCTCTAGCCACAGACTGTGGGCCTAGGATGCATACTAGGTAACTCAAGCAAACGGAGAAATACCATGACTGACGCTACCATAACCGAAACTACAGAGGTTGAGGTTACCGAGGGTGAAACCCTCAAGATTCCGGTGGTTAAAGGTAAAACCTACCTGGAAATCAACACAGGTGATCTGCCTATCCATGTTTATCGTGAAGCTCTGGTTCAGGGCCTCAAGACATTGCTTAATCGTGGACAGACCAAGATTACCAAGGAAGCCTATCCTGACCCTGAGGATCTGAAGGCCAAGGCCATGGAAGTGGCCCAGGATACTCTGGAGAATATGTACCAGGGCAAGATCAGGGTTATGGGCGGTGCTGCCAAGTCTGATAAGGTGCCAAGAGAGGTTATGACGGAGGCTCGTCGTATCGCTCGGAACCTTGTTAAGGAAGAACTGAAGCGTAGCGGCGTTAAGGTGAGCTACGTTGAGTCCAGCGAGATCACCAAAGCTGCCAATGCCTTGCTTGCGGCTGATCCTGATATCGTTAAGCAAGCTGAGGAGGAAGTGGAAAAGCGTGCGGCCAAGAAAGTCAAGATTGACGTGGCCTCTATCCCTATCTCGCAGAAGAAGGTGAAAGCTGCGGAGGATAGGAAGAAGGATAAGACCCTGAGCGCAGCCAAGGCTGGTAAGGTTGCCACCCGTGGCCGTCCAGGCATTAACGCCTAACCAGTGAACCTTTGGGGTGGTCCTTCGGGACCACCCTTGATCCCTGAAACAAGAGATAGGACTTAGCACACATGCCTACGGAGCAAGAGATGAAAGAGTTCTTCCAGTCTGTGATTGACAATGTTGCAACCCTCTCAACCCAGGCTAATCGGGTGGAAGGGCTGGAACGTCAGGTCAACGAGCTTTATGAGCGTATTCGTGGTCTGGAAGCTGATAACCAGTCATTGCGGCAGGAGCTTAACCAAGCGAATAGCCGTGGTGCTGAGGTTCAGGACATGCTTCAGCGTACCCAGGAATCCTTGGATGCTGAACGCAATGTCACCCAAGGCTTAAGGGATACCCTGATCCAGCGTGATAGCAAGGTTCAGGCTACTGAACATGAGCGTGACGATGAGCGGCAGGCCCATCGTATTACTACCAGTGAGAGAGATGACGCAAGGCAGAAGATTAGCGAGCTTGACAGTCAAGTTAGCAATCTTCGCGAAAGCTTCGCCTCAGTGTCATCTGAGCGTGACCACTTCCGTGATGAAGCCAGCAAGCTTGAGCGAGAGAATGTTGAGCTTCGGCAACGGATTGACCGAATTAACTCGGTGCTTAACCCTCAGCCTATGGGTCTCCATGCTGTAGGCTAACTGACTAAGGGGCGCAAATGCCCCTCTCTTAAGCTTCATCGTTAACCCAGGAGAGTACGATGGCTCCGCTAGAGACTAAGGTTGTAAATGAGATAGAAATTCTTTCCCTAACTAAGCCTAAGGCGCAAAAGACATTCCCTTGCGCTTGGGGTCATGATGATAATGCCCATAAGGTTATTAAGGGCAATATCTATGTTAGGGTTGTGTGGAAGGCTAAAGGCTCAGATAAGGTCGAGAGCGACCATATCTGCGTTAATTGCTGGGCAAAGTGAACCTGATTAAGGGCTATCGCAAGACTGCGATGGCCCTTTTGCATATCTGGAGATAGGACATGCTGTGGACAGTAATCCTGCTTAGAGAACCTTACATGCCTAACCGATCATGGCAAGACGAGGAACCCAGAGCTAAGGAAAGAGCATATAGCTTAGCTAACCTTCATTCATGTCAATATGCTGTGCTTACCGCAAGTAAGCGTATCTACGTTTATGCCAAGGCTTACTATGCACCTAGCAAGAGAGGAGGCTAATGTGCTTTACCGCCCTAAGGAAGTTTACGAAGCTTATGGCGCTATGCCTCCTGTGGCAGTTATCTCTATTAGCATGCACAGAGCTAAGCTTAGGATGCATCTATGCGCTGAATGCTTTAGCAATATCCATATTGGCGATAGATATACTTGTACCGTCTATCGAGAGGTAGATACGGGCAAGGTAAGCCAATATAAGTGTCATGTCACCTGTCCTTATGAGGAGGCTTAAGATGGCTAACAAGCTCGAAGACTTTCGCTTACAGAGCTATACCGAACGCATGGTAATCATGCAGGCTATAGCTCATTATCGTGAAAGGGTAGCGTTCGATAGTGAATACGTTAAGGCTATCGACGACCTAGGCGTTAGACTAAGCCGTACTCAGTGCATGGAGGGCGGCTGTGAATACTGCACTGATAACCCTGAGGACTATGATTGGAGATACGAAGATGACTGAATACTTCGTTGGAGTAGGCAAGCTTCCCCCAGGTGAGAAGTGGTATCATGCCTTAATTAAGCTAGAGAGCCTTGATCCTACCCAATATGTTTGGGGACATATTGAGGTTAGGGCACAGTCGCTTAAGGAAGCTAAAACCTTAGTTAGTTGCCTTAAGCATCCACAAGCAACGGTAACTTGGCTTGAGGAGATGGATGGATGATGCCTAGCATAGTCAGAAAGGGTAAAGCTAGATGGAAGCGTGGGCCAGTAACAGCTAGTGGCAAAGCCTTAGGAATTAAAGATGCGGCGAAGCGTAGGGTTGTTAAAGAAGGCTTCCCTAGATGGAGTAAGCTTCAAACACTTGAAGAAGTGGATGATTACTTCTCTAGAGATACCCTAACTTGCCTTATGTGTGGGCATGAACATAAGACCTTAACCACACATCTGAAGTGGTGCCACAGTATGACAAACCAAGACTATAAGGAGAGGTTTGGTCTGCCCTATAATCGTGGGTTATATGGAGTTGGCACTAAGCAAATATTCCGCGAACTAGCTAAGGCTAATCTAGCTACAAATCATAACGTATTTGAAAAGGGAGTACGACAGAATGCTAAAGGCCGAAAAAGGCCAATGCAGCCTTATGAGCTAGATAGGATGAAAGATCAAACGCTAATTAAGGGTGAGGCTGCACTTGAGTTCTCCCGTAAAGCCTTAGCTAAGCGATGGAGGAAGGAATGAACTGGCTTAAGCGTGAGGAGCTACAAGAATTGTTCCGTAAGCGGCCTAACTATAAGATAGCCCAAGCTTACCTACAAGCCTTAATGAGGGATAGACATGGTGATAAGATAGATGATGAGCAATATCTGGACGGAATGGAAGAAATTAAGCGATGGATGAAGGAGAGGAAGTGATATGATCGAAGGTGAGAAAAGCTTTTGGCCGGGCTATTACGAAGTTAATGCTCGTAGAGCTTTGGTCTGGTGTGATGACTGGACTATGCCAGTTGATGAGATATGGCATAGCTATGTTGTGTATAGATATCCTAAGCCTAAGCGAAAGGAGAACGGCAATGGAAGATCTATTGCTTAGCCTTGGCCTAATCTTCCTGATGTATGCCTTGGTATATATCATGTTCTGCTTAACCCATGGAATGAAGTAATGTGGGTTATCCGTGGGAATAGCATGACTAAATACCAGACATACTATGCGGTGCTTAGTGATGAAGGAGTAACGTGGGTTAGTGATAAGGCTAAGGCAACACAATTCGAGGTTAAGGAAGATGCCTTAGCTGCAATGAATGGGATAACAAGCCGTAAGCGAATGGTTGTGGAAGGTTATTGACCACTGGATAGGTAACGACCTTAGATAACCAGTGGCTTGCTTAACTTAGCCCTGCTATCAGCAATGGTAGCAGGGCTTCTTTTGCCTTCCCCTGATGTTCCTTATGTTCCCTTATAGCCTTATGTTAATGCCCCCTGGGCCTAACCCCTACCACTATCCTATCTTAAAAAAAAAAATGATGAGACCAGATTTAGCAAGACGGGTATAGAGGGGCAGGATATGCCCACCCCCTCCCCACATAAGACTATAACGGAACATAAGAAACATAAGGGAATATCAAATTACGACGGTATGCTGCTTAAGCGAGATTGTTAAGCAATAGCTTGTTGCATTGCATTCAGCACCATTCATGCGCCTAAGCGCCAGCCTGGGGGTTGGACCGATCGCCGAATGCCTCGCAATCGCCCACAACTGGGCAACGGCTGGATTTGGGGTGTGGGGGTTGGTAGGGGTAGCGACCACGGCTTAGAACGGCGCCTATGGCCTCCCCAGGGCATTTCGGAACAAACCATGAACAAATCGGGCATAAAAAAGGCCCTGTGACATTTCTGCCACAGGGCCAGCGGACTAGGCTAGGCTAGTCGTCCTTGGACGCAAGCCTATGGGCATTGGCCTTGATGAATGCCTCGACCTCCGGGATTTTGTCGATGAGCTTCTCCCATTGGGTGCGGTACAGGGTTACCGGGAACCGGCCTAAGCCATAGACGCTGACTGCGCCTTTGTCTGAAACCTTAATCCCATGGCCTCGCTGCTTAAGCCGTTCGTTCTCAGCCCGGAGCTTAGCCAACTCCTCAAGCATGGCCTCGTGGGACGTGGTCTGGTCTGTGAGCGTAGCCATTGTCCTACCTCTCGGTTATGGCCTAGGCCGGGTGGCCTCGACCGACCCATGCCTAGCACAACCCGCCTGCCGTGTCTAGCAACCCTCGGTTGTGTGCGACACATCGCCGCATGGTCTTCGTCCTTCGCTTCGTGCCTCGTGCCTTCGACCACAGGTACTCTCGCTCCCATCGCAGTGCAGCATGAGGGGGCGGGGGCCAAAAGTACGCGCGCGCGCACGCGTGAAAGACCCACAGCAAATTTTGTGTGAATTCAGAGACCCATACCTATAAACTCGACCCGCGAAGCTGTATACATCGATGAAATTAATGCTTGATTTAATGAGCGTATCATGGTATAATGGTATAATACCCAATCCGCAATCCCACTGCGGAAAGCCGCAAATGTCATTAGGTAGGGGCCGGCGGGCTGAGAAGCCAGCGATAGGGCAAGTGCGTGAGCTGAATGCCGACGAAGTTCGTGGGATGAAGCGAGGACGCGTTGACCCCATTAAGCGGTTTAGGGACTCCCACCATCGAATGGCCAGGCTCTTCGCGTCGGGCCTAAGGGTTAACGAAGTTGCTACCCTTACGGGATATTCGGTAAGCCGAGTATCCCTTTTTCATACCAACCCAATGTTTCAGGAACTGATCGCCGAGAAGCGAAAGGTGGAAGAGGAAGAGCATCGTGATTCAATTATGCAATACAATGCTCTCATTTTAAGCAATGGATTAAAGGCCGAACGGAAGCTAGCGGATAAGCTAGATGACGACGACGAAGGGGAAGAACTTTCAGTTAGGGAACTTGTATCTATTTCCCGGGATGCGGCGGACCGAGTAGGCCTAAGCAAGAGATCCATTAACTTTAACGTGAATGCAGACTTCGCTGCCCAGTTAGATCGGGCAATCGAACGAAGCTTGCCTAGGTCGGGTGACCTCATCCTTAAGGCGGATCCCCCAGCCGCACAGCCCGACCCGGGCAAGGCCTTAGTTGCGCCAAGTCAGTCTCAATCTCAACCTATACCGTTGAGGAGGCGCATCTAATGACCGACCAGTGCGATAATTGCAAGTTCGTGTGGGAATTAGGCGACGTTGGGAAGGAGTATTACGAATGTAGGGCTCGTTCGCCTACAACGTCGCTTGTTTGGCCTAAGGTCCTACCGACTGATTGGTGTGGGGAATATCAAGTGCTTACCGGTGGGGTGGTTAACCAGTACGTTAGTGGAACCGCTGAATTGCAAACGACCGAACCAGAGCAGTTGGCGCCAAGGGTTTTAGGCGAATTTGATATCCTGGTTTTAGAAGGTTGTCAGGTCGTTAACACCTCAGCTAAGGAGGATTGTATCATAACCTTCCTTGATGGACCGAACCTAGATAAGCCCTTAGGGTTCGTTAGCTCTCCGGCGCATGATAGTAGAGACTTCGCCTTTAGGCCAGGGTTAAGGTCAAGTCCGGGTAACAGCATCTATGCAAAGCTAGATCAGGACGTTACCCCGAATCATATCTACGTGACTGCACAAGGCTTTGCACTTAGGAGCTTAACATGATAGGCACCATCATAGGCATCATTATAGTCCTCATTATAGTGGGTGTCGTCTGGTGGGCCATTCAGCAACTGCTTCCGTTGATTCCTCTGCCTGAGCCGTTCAGGAAGATCATCCATGTTCTGCTTGTCGTTCTGCTTGTGGTTATCGTCCTTTGGGTGATTCTTCAGCTATTAGCGATGGCTGGGGTAGGCGTTCCCCACTGGTTGGGAGTTAGATAGTGCCTGATTGGAATGAACTGATTGATAAGCATTCTCGACGGGTGGGAATTGATCCCGCTTGGATGCGAAGGATTATGCAGATTGAATCAGGCGGCAATTCATCGAATCGGACCGGAAGCTACAAAGGGTTGTTTCAATTAAGCGATAAAGAGTTCAAGGCTCATGGAGGCGGGAACAATATCTACGATCCTGAGCAGAACACTATGGCTGCGGCTAATAAGTTAGCTAAGGAAAAGCTAGCCTTTAACCAAAGATACGGTAGGGATCCATCGCTTAAGGACCTCTACATGATCCATCAACAGGGCGAAGCGGGTTACGCTGCCCACATGAAGAATCCTGATGCCCCAGCTTGGAAGAACATGGCCTCGACCGGCGAAGGACGCCAAAGGGGTGAGGCCTGGGCCAAAAAGGCCATTTGGGGCAATATCCCAGATAACCTCAAAGCAAAGTATGGAAGTGTGGAAAACGTCACGTCCCGACAGTTCACTGAAGATGTTTGGGGCGGAAAGATGTCGGGCGAAGGTGGTCAGGCCCGAGGCTCTAGTGGAGAATACAAAGGTAAATGGCATCGGTCACGAACCGGTGAGGAACCTATAGAACCGCAGGCTGAGAAGAGGCCCAGAACTTTAATGGGTGGTGCGGATATCGATTATACCACCCCGTTCGAAGTTCCGAACATAACAGGACCCAACATTCAGCTGCCTAGAGTAGGAGGCTCAGTCGCTCAGATAGCTAAGCGATCTTTCGCTCAAGGTGAATGATGGTCGAAGGCCTACTAGAATGGTTAGCTCGAGTTAGTCGGGACCCGTACGCATTCGTTATGGGTGCGTTCCCTTGGGGCGAGGATGACTCACGGCTTAAGGACTTTAAGGATGGACCAGAACCCTGGCAAAAGGAAATCCTTGACCTCATCAAGAATGGCCTCATTGACATCAACAAGGCCATTCAACTTGCTACCGCTTCAGGACACGGAGTCGGTAAGACCGCACTTGTTTCTTGGATCATCCTCTGGGCAATATCTACCAAACCAGACACCAGAGGAGTTATTACAGCTAATACTGAAACCCAACTTAAGACCAAGACCTGGGCGGAACTAGGCAAATGGTTTCATATGTTTATTGCCAAGGACTTCTTCCAATTCACAGCGACGGCTTTGTTCGCTAAGGATACAGCACATGAGAAGACTTGGCGAATTGATATGGTACCTTGGTCAGAACGAAATACCGAGGCGTTTGCAGGGCTACATAATAAAGGCAGAAGGATACTTGTTGTATTCGATGAGGCATCGGCTATACCCGACATTATATGGGAGACTACGGAAGGCGCCCTTACTGACGCTGATACCGAAATTCTTTGGTGCGTATTCGGCAATCCGACTCGCAACACCGGAAGGTTCCGTGAATGCTTTCCTGGTCAGAGGCACGCTAAGGAATGGCGGACGAAACAAGTTGATAGTCGTGAAGTCTCGATTACCAATAAGAGGCAAATCCAAGCGTGGATCGAAGCGTACGGCGAGGACTCCGACTTTGTACGCATCCGTGTCCGAGGCGTATTCCCCCGAACGGGCGAGATGGAATTCATCTCCTCGGAAGATGTTGAAAGAGCAGCGACCAACGATGAAGCCTCGTCCCAGCCTTCAGATCCTCTCGTGATAGGAGTTGACGTTGCACGGTATGGAGCTAATGAGACTGTTATCTGGTTCCGCAAAGGAAGAGATGCAAGAACCATCCCGCCAATTTGCCTTAGAGGAGCGAACACCGTTCAAGTGGCTGCGAAGGTTAGTGAGGTTGTTAATACCCATAGAGTCGATGCCGTCTTTATTGATGGCGGTGGTGTTGGTGGTGGTGTTGTGGATAATCTTCGTGCTTTGCATATTCATTGCTTTGACATTCAGTTCGGTGCCAAGCCAGACAGAATAGGCTTCGCTTGGGGAGCCGATGGCGAGAATTACGCAAACAAGCGGGCCGAGATGTGGGGCTGTATGCGGGCCTGGATGAAAGGCGGCGCTATCCCCTACGATGCGGACCTTAAGGCTCAACTGATCGGTCCGACCTACACCCTTAACTTAAAGAGCGAAATCCTCCTTGAGAAGAAGGAGGATATGATGAAACGTGGCCTTGAGTCGCCAGATAGGGCTGACGCACTGGCGCTTACGTTCGCAATGATCGTCGAGGCCCACCGAGGCGCAGGGCAAATGGATCGGCCTAACGAACCATTGGTCCAAAGCGAATACAACCCATTTGAGACTAAACATATCTATGGAGAGAGGGCAGCATGAACGTCGGTAAGGCTATCGAACGTGCCTTCACCCCACCGGGAACTGGAGGCCAAGAAGCAGCGGCGCAACAGGCAGCGGCTGAAGCGGCTAAGCCACCGCCCGCTCCACCAACAATGCCTACTGTGCAGCCGCCTCAACCACCTGTGTTCCAGCCTGGGCAGGCGCCTGGGCAGAAGCAACGAGCGGCCGCAGTTGGCACATCAATCTTGGGTGCTGCCGCAGCTGCTGGGCAAACATCTCGTAAGACACTGTTGGGTCAGTGATGCCTACTCAGTTTCCTTATCCAGAAGATAGCTGGGCTGTTGGCAATATGCGAATGGCTAGGGCTGGGCCTAGAGGGATGGACCCTGGAAGGGAATATCGGGAACTTGAAGGGGTGCGTAAGAAGAAGGAACAGGTCCTTAGTGAAGCTGATACTGGAATGCATCCAGATGAATGGAATAAATGGTTCCAAGGTGTACAGAGCGGAAAAGGCCCTGGGGGATCCAACGATATCTCTGGATACCTAAATGAAGCGACCCAAATGTTCAAGGGTGGTAAGATCAATAAGCAACAGTTCCTAGATTTCCTTGATTACTATGCGCCTAAAGCAAAGCCACAGAGCGAATGGGAAGGTCCAGGCCAGAATGAGCCAGGACCACAAAGGGCAACAGGCTAATGCCAACAGTACCAGGAAACATTCAACGTCAGCTGGCAGAGCAGGAAGCGCAAAGGCCTACGCCTGAGCAATTGCTTATGACTGCCGCAGACATGAACAACCGGGGTCAGCTAAGCATCGACCCCACGGCTTATACCGATCCTAAAGCGAGCTTAAAGTTACCGAGCTATGGCAAACGAACTAAGCCGTCAAGTAAGCGACGCTGACCTGGAATATCACAGGCACGTTAACGAACGCCTACTTGGCTTAAGAGTTAACCGCTACAGTTGGTGGGTTCACGCCAGGGAGCTTGCTGATTTTCTCTTGCCCAGGAGGTATAAGTGGCTGATAACGCCTAACCAGATGACTAGGGGCTCCCCAATCAATCAGCACATCCTAGACTCAACTGGAACACTTGCGGCACGAAACCTTGCATCGGGGATGATGTCCGGAATAAGCTCTCCGACCCGTCCATGGTTCCGGCTAAAGGTTGGTCGAATTGATTCAACCCAAACGTCCCCGATCTCTTTGTGGTTAGCCGAATGCGAGCGATTAATGATGCTCGTATTTCAGGAGTCGAACTTCTACAACAGCATCGCCGTAGCCTATTTCGATTTGGTTATCTTCGGTACCGCTGTGATGTTGATTTACGAGGATTTCGACAATGTCATTCATTGTTACAATCCATGCTTCGGCGAATACTACGTCGATAACGACGGGAAGATGAGGCCTACGATATTCTATCGGGAATTTACCCTTACCACCGCTCAGGTGGTCGATCAGTTCGGTCGAGAGAACGTAAGTGATCAGGTCGGACGGCTTTACGACGAAGGCAAGGCTGGGCTTACGAGAGAGATTATCGTTGCCCACGCAATTGAACCTAATGACAATCCAGATAAGTACAACGTACCTAAGCACTTTAAGTATCGAGAAGTTTATTGGGAATGGGGCGGCTCTACAAGTCCACAAGGAGGCATAAGCTATGCCCCAGGTTTCCTGCGTAAGCGAGGCTTCTACGAGGCCCCAAATGTCACAGTTAGATGGGACCTTGTCTCAAATGATGCGTATGGTCGTAGTCCCGGAATGGATGCTTTGCCAGATGTTAAGCAGTTACAGCAGGAAGTACGCAGAAAGGCACAGGCAATTGATAAATCAGTTAACCCACCGATGGTTGCTGATATCCAGCTTAAGAACCAACCCGCATCCCTGCTACCCGGAGGTACGACTTATCTCGCAGGAATGATGCAAACTGGTAACGCAGGCTTTGCGCCAGTGTATGGAAACTGGCGTCCGGGCATTGCGGAAATCAGTGAAGACCTTAACGAAATTCGTCAGCGAATTCGGACTATCTTCTTTAACGATCTATTCCAAGTCATTAGTCAGTTCCAGACCCGAAGTAACGTCTCAGCAACTGAAATCGACGCTCGACGCAGCGAAGCAATGGTTATGTTAGGCCCTGTCTTGGAAAGGATTCAGTATGAGCTCCTCGATCCAATCATCGACCGAGTCTTTTCAGTTATGGCTCGTGCCAGAGTCCTCCCTCCCCCTCCACCCGAAATCCAGGGACAGAATATCGACATTGAATATGTATCTATGCTCCTTACCGCTCAGCTCGCCGCAGCTACCTCTGGTATTGAAAGAACTCTACAGCTTGCAGGAGGACTTGTCGGTGTTGATCCAGGGGTCATGGACAACCTAGACCTCGACTTTGCAATTTCTAAATACTCGAACTTGATGAACAACGATCCTCGGCTAATCCGGTCTCCTGAACAGTTGCAGAAGATTCGGCAGCAACGAGCGCAGCAACAGGCACAAGCTCAGCAGGCACAGATGGCCGAGAATGCTTCGAAGCTTGCCGCAGGTGGTAAAGCACTTAGCGAGACTGACATCGGGGGCGGCCAGAATGCCATGCAAGCAATGATGGGCGGTGGCGCATGATTAGACGACCTTACGTAGTTCATTGTCGCCTAACGTACACTGAGCTTAGTGAATTTCGCGAAGTGTGCCGAAAGCATAACCTTAACGTACAGGACATGCTTAGAGCTATGATAGTGGACGTAATTGCGGAGGAAGCCGATGTCGTACGACGCCAGCAACAGGCGAGACGTGAAAGCAGCCGAAAAGCAGGCAAAGGTTGCGGAGCAGCAGCGTAAGGAGGTCATTAGTGGAATTATGTCAGTTGGACCAGGTAGAAAGTGGATGTGCGAACTCCTTGAGTCCTGCCATTGCTTCGCTACCTCCTTCTCTGACATTGGTCTACGAATGGCTTTTTGTGAGGGTCAACGTGAAGTGGGGATACGGCTACTTAGCGATATCATGTCAGCCTGCCCCGATCAATACATTACAATGATGAGGGAAAGAAATGAGCGACAATCAGCAATCGACGCCCGGCTCAACCGACCCGAGCGGGATTCAGCGAACGCCAACTGGGGATCTGGCGAGCCAGACTCAGACGACGAATCAGGGGACGACGCCTCAAACGAGCACTACTTCAGAGGAGAAGGGGAGTCTCGTCAATGAGCCTGCTGGTTCGGTAGTTAATCAACCTCCGGTTACGCCTAAGGAATACGCTGAGTTCACTGTTCCTGATGGCTTCGTTATGGATGGTCAGGTTAACACTGACGCCAAGGCCATGTTTAAGGCTATGAACCTGTCACAAGAACAGGGTCAGCAACTTGTTGATTTCTACGTTAAGCACACTACGGAGGCAGCTAATGCGCCGTACAATACCTGGAATGAAATGCAAGATACTTGGGTCAAAGAAGTTAAGGCCGATCCCGTCATTGGTCACCGACTTAATGAGGTTAAGACAACAATTTCCAGAGCTATCGACGGTCTTGGGGATCCAAAGCTTGCTCGTGACTTTAGGGAAGCGATGGACTACACCGGAGCCGGAAACAATCCGCACTTCATTAAAGCTTTCTTCAAGCTGGCGCAAATGGTGACTGAGGGCCGCCACGTAAGCGGCAATGGACCGTCACCAGCAAGTCAGGCCGGACAGAATAGGCCTGCGACGGCTGCGAAAGCTATGTACCCGAATCTACCTTGAGCCTGAGCCACAGACCGTGGATGAATGGAGAGAGGGCCATGGAAGCGAAAGGAGCAACTTGAATTAAGGGAGGGCCATCATGGCCACTATTGGGGCTACTGCCCTAACATACGGAGACTGGGCCAAGCGAATGGATGACGGCTACCATGTAGCCGTGATCATCGAACTGCTTAGTCAAACGAACGAGATTCTCGATGACATGCTTGTTGTGGAGGGCAACCTTCCGACTGGACACAAGACCACAGTCCGGACCGGCTTGCCCCAGGCAACGTGGCGCCTACTCAATACGGGCGTACCCAATGCCAAGTCCACGACAGCGCAGATCGTTGACACTTGCGGTAACCTTGAGACTTACGCCGTCATCGACAAGGATGTTGCCGATCTCAATGGCAATACGGCCGACTTCCGACTTTCGGAAGTTAAGGCGTTTCTGGAGGGAATGTCACAACAAGTCGCAGCAACGCTGATCTACGGGAACCAGTTCATCAACCCGGAGAGATTCACTGGACTCGCCCCAAGGTACTCGACTCTCAACACTGCTAATAGTCAAACTGCTGCCAACGTTCTTAACGGAGGCGGAACGGCTTCGACGAACACGAGTCTTTGGATCGTGGTGTGGGGTCCAGATACCTGGCACGCAACTTTCCCCAAGGGCAAGGTTACGGGGCTACAGCACCGTGATATGGGTGAATGGCCAGTTCAAGATGCTGCTGGAAATACTTACCAAGCGTACCGGGATCACTTCAAGTGGGAAATCGGGCTTGTAGCGAGGGACTGGCGTTATGCCGTGCGGATCGCCAATATCGACATCACCCAGCTTAGTGGTGTCAACGCAGCCAACCTTATCAATCTGCTCGTGCGAGGCTTGTACCGCCTCCCTACGGCTCCTGCTGGAGCAACCACGATCCAAACTTCCGATACGCCGGAAGTTCGAGCTAACATGGGAAGGACGGTTATTTACTGTAACCGTGTCATCCGCACGTATCTCGATCTCCAAGCTATGAACAAGACTAACGTCCTCCTCCGGATCGAAGAGTTCGACGGGAAGCCGGTTACCACATTCCGCAGCATCCCCGTCCGTACGTGCGATGCGATCCTCAACAACGAAGCACAGGTGGTCTAATGATCCTCGACGGTCTACTCCAGTTCACTGGAGCCAACGGCGACAGCCCAACGGCCACAGCCGTAT